CCCCGGCGAACGTAAATCCCATGTTCTTTCCGCCGACCATCACGCCGCTAATTGCCGCCAGTACGGCACCACCAGCATCAGTCGCAAGCGAAATGAGGATTTTCTCAATGCTTCCATCCTCGCCCTCTACAAGTCCGCCTTTTGTCAGCGCCACGCTTGTCGCGACCGTTGCCACCAACGCGGAAACGCCAAGCATGATACCGGTGTACTGTCCGAACTTGAGCGTCACGCCTTTGCTTTTGCCAATGAGACGGGCCAAACTCGCCGCGAACATACCCAATCCAAGGGCCGACTTGATCTCGCCGCTGATAAGAGCGGCAAGGTTCTTTTCGTTCAATCCCTCTTTGTCAATGTTCCCAACTGCAAGGATTATGTCAACCAAACCAGTGATGGTCAAAACGGCACCAGCAGCCATCAGACCGGCTTCCGTGCTGTTAAACCCTTTGCCGACAAGAAGTCCAGTAAGCGCCGCCCCTATGACGCTCACAATATTCGCGCTGGCCAGATCTGCATAATTCCCTTTTTCGAGGTACTCGCTCATGAAATGCCAGTCGAGATAGACCGTCACACCGGCCGAAACAATACCAAGAATAGTACCGGCTACCGATGCAACGATCGGCCCAAGCGCCGCCATGCTGGAAATCAACCCGGCCCCAATCCGCCACGCAAGCATGGCCCCGCCGATGGCCTCGACGGTTGTCAGGAGCCAGCCCATATTGTCTCTGAGCCAGTCAACAGTCCGCTTCAGTCCACTGTCAAACTCATTGACTTCCTCGAACATCTTCGTATAGTCAATGTCATCCTTTTTCCTGGACCCGCCGCCACCGCTGCCGCCCTGCGACTGAATGATGTTCAGTTCATCCCACGCAGCCAGAAGATTCTTCGTATCCTTCGCCGCGCCAGCAGCGCTCTTCTTGGTCTTCTCAAAGTCAGCCGCGACAACATCAACCGCTCTGGTCCAGGTGTTCCTGCCGGACAGCAAAGCGATGAACTGGTTGATATAGTTGGATGCCGTGATAACCCACTGCGACAACTGCTGGAACAGCGGAATCAGCGACTGAATCGCACTGCCGAGAACCGCGCCGAGGCTGTTCTTCATCTTCAGAAGGCTGTTGTCCAGTCCGGTCATGTCCTTGTTGTACAGGTTGTCCACGGCCTTGCTGTACTCGCGCAGGTTCTTCAGGCCCGTGCTGAAGCCCTCCGTGATGTTCCTGATCAGGGCGCGGTACATGCGGTACTTTGCCACGCGGACCATGCTGTTGAGGAAACCGAGTACGCCATGCTTGGTAAGGTCTTTGAAACTGTGCTTCAGACTGTCAACAGCAGAGCGGAGGGTTTCCAGTTTGCTTGCAGACTTTTCGGCTTCTTTGCCGGTACTGTCAACACTGGCTTTTGCACCTTCGGCAGCCGTCGCCACTTCATGGAATTCTTCCTTTACCGTCTCGGTTTTGCTCTCTGCGGCAGCCATGCCGTCACCAATCGTGGCGGTGCTTTCGCTTGCACTGGCCGCGCTCGTGGCCATTTCGCTCATGGCGTCCTTGGCAACAGCAAGAACCCAAGCCTTTCCCTCAATGGGATCCATCACGGACGTCGGGTTTCCTTCTCCCCAGTCGATGCCCTGGATTTCCTGCCGAACCGCTCTCCATGCGGTAGCATTGAGCTGACCGGAACCATACAGGTCATCCGCATATTTCAGCATTGTGCCGAGAGCCTGCTGTGCAATGGTGATCTCGGTCTTTGCCCCACTTCCGCCACCGGTGCCCTTCAGTGCATCCGCCATCGCAAGAATTGCCATCTGTGCTTCCCTTGCTTTTACGGCAGACTCGGCAAGCGTGGACGTGATCTTACTACCGCTATCGGCAGCGTCCGTTTCAATTCTCGAAATCGCTTTAACATTTTCGACTACCGTTGCGGCGGCCTGCGCGGCTTCCTGCATTCCGGCGGCTTCGTGCCTGCCAACATAGCTTGCATTCTCATGCTTTCCAACATATTCCGAACCAACATGCTTGCCAACGTATTCCTTCACCGCGCTGGTGCTGTCCACCGCCTGCTTGAGCGCGGCAGTACCGCCCTTCACGCCGGAGAGGTTCTTCATCGCGTTGACCAGTCCCGTGATGGAGTTCGTCAGCTTCGTGATCCGTTCGATGTCATCGTTGGTGCCGATGCTCTTGAGGTTGGTGACAAACTTGCCGATCTCCGTCGCCACGTTGCCGAGGTTCAGACCACCGGCAATCTTCTCTTTGATTTTACCTAAAGAAGTGGCCAGAGCGGTAAGGCTACTGCTGGCCCCCATCGCGTTAGACTTGATCTGAAGTTCTAACGCCTGAACCGTAGTCGTGCCTTCAGCCATCTCTGACCATCTCCTTACTGTTCATCTGTGCGAATCTCTTCCGGTTCGCGACCCTCCGTTATCCGCACCTTTCCATCTTGTGTTTCTTCCAATATATATCCGGCTTCTTCGGCCTGCTTCTCCATCAGGAGGTATTGATCCTTGCGCTTCTTCTCCTGCTCCTGTTGCTGGACGAACGCCAGCATCTTCATCTGAATCTTGTCCGCCTTTGCCTTGGCCTCGGAGTCCTTGCGGTTCATCCGACCGGCTTTTCGCTCCGGCTTCTTGAATTCGTATGGCTTCTCAGAGTATTTCCGGGCCTTGGTGCCCTTCTTGGCGAATGCGTGAAGGATCGGCGCGATGTCCGCGATGGCCTCATAGACGTACATGCCCTGGAGCCATGCGTTGCGGTTCGCTTCCTCCTGACGGATCTCGTATGCTCTTCGGTAATATTTGACGAGGGAACTGTCCTGCTCCCAGTACTGCTCCCACGTCATGCCAATCGCGAGGTAGTACGGGCACGCTTCCTCAAAGATGTCCGCATAGGTTTTCTGCGGTTGAGGAAGCGGCTCGCTTACCAGACGATCTCGAACGTAGGGTTTTCGTCGGCCTCTTCGTCGTCGCTGCCGTCACCCATCAGGTCGATGGCGGGAGCGGAGAACATATTGGCCAGATAGCCCAGCAACTCGCCGCGCTTGTTCTGGTGGGTCCAGACCGCCTCGATCTCTTCCCACTTCATCCAACTGTGGTGCATCTTGAACGCGCCGGTGATCAGGTCGCGGGCGCACATGTACAGCCGATCCAGGTCCAGGGTGAACCCGTTGCGCTGCATCTGGAGCACGACCTTGCGGTTGAACTGGAGCGTGTACTGCCGCCCATCAGGACCGGTCAGCACCAGCTGCTTCGGGGTCTTCTTCTTTTCTTCCGACACAGGGGCCATGGGAGTCACGTTGTTATTCTCAGTCTTTTCAGTAGCCACAGTGTTAATCTCCTTTCAATCGGGTCGTGCCCGTGACTTGCCGCCGCCGAAGCGGCAGAGAGGCTACCGTCAGGTAGCGCTCCACTGCACGTCGGTGGTGGGGGTGATCGTGATGGTCATATCCTGGACCTCGTCCACGCCCTTGCCGGGGAAACCGACACGGACGTCGCCGTTCCAGGAAAACTTGCCGTTGTGGCCGTCGGGCTCACCGGCGGTGCTGCCGCCCAGCCACAGGGCGTACTCGTAGATGTTGTTCTCCAGCGCCTTGACCTTGGTGAAGTTCGCAGGCGTGTAGTTCGCCGTGAACTGGAAGCCGTCACCCAGCCGGATGATGCCGGGGATCTGCTTCTCCATGCCATCCGAAAGCGTGGTGGCATCCAGCATGTTCGGGTCCCCGATCATGTCCGGATAGTCTTTAATGTCGATCAGCTTGTCATAGCTGCCGCTGGAAGACGTCCGGTACATCAGGTAAGTCTGATAGGTGCTGTAAGCAAGAGCCTCAGACATGGTATCTTCCTCCTTTGAATAGTGGTGTGTTTTCAGTTGCTACAGAACCGGCTTGTACAGATTGCCGTCTTGGTCCACACCGCACTGGAACCGGGCGACATATCTGAACACGCTCTGGTCTGCCAGGTTTGGGATTGGCTGCCCCATGTTCTTGGTGAATCCCATCATGCCGACCATCGCTTCATCCAGGGCAGCGGCGATTTCCTTGATCTTTGCTCTTGACGAGGCAAACGCCTGGGCCTCAAACGTGACGATGGCGGAGTACTCGTTGTGACCGGAGTCACGGGTTCTCTTGTCCGGCATGTTGTCAATTTCAACCAGAGAGACATGCGGCAGTTTCGCCGGGGATGGGACAAACTCGCTTGTGAAGCCGCCGCTCGGAACAAGGCCTTCGATGTACGGATAGACCGCATTGAAGACGTCAACCTCGATGTCGATCATTCTCCGAACACCTCCCTTGCCAGATCGCCGATGATGGCAAGCGCCGTCTTGTAGCCGTTATACATGGGCATTGCCGCCGGTGTACCGTGCGTTACGACAAGGTTTTCCTTTCCCTTTTCGCCGTTGTAGTATGCCCAAGCATTCCGTGCGCCATTCCCCATCCCATACTCACCAATCAGGAAAGTGGGATTTGTCTCAGTCCACGGATGCGGGGATGACCCTTTAGGACCGTTGTTGTATACACCAGCACCGAATTCGATGAATACAGCCTGCTTGCCGCGTGCTATGATGACGGACACGTTCCCGCTGTCATCGAGTTCGACTGTCACATCGTTTGGTTCCGGCGTACCGCTGATTACATCGAATGTTGCGTTGTTGAATCCGCTTGTGACACTCCATGTGACACGCTCTGCGATCAACGTCTGCAACCTCCGAAGCTTATCGGCAAGTTCCTGTTTGTACGCCTCGATCTCCTTGATCGCCGCGTCGATGGACTCTACCGACAGCTCGCATGTAATTACCTTCTTGCCCACGCCATCACGTCCAATCCGGCTCTGCCGTGAGTTTCTTGATGGCGATGGACAGGAAGTTGATGCTCGGTCTGACGGCCTTGACTTCGTAGGTCGCGCCCTGCCAGTCGATGCGGTCCTCTTCCTTGATGCCGTAGGACGGGTTGTCCATCAGCAGGATGTGGGTGTAGTCTGTGTCGATGCCGAACCACGTCGCCGTGATGTAACCCGTTGGAATCGCGATGTATCCCACGCACGGGATCGGCCCGCCATAGTGCGTTTCATAGCGCCCGGTGTGCCGCCCGTCTTGCAGGACTTCGTGTTTCCCCAGATAGGGCATGTGTCCAAAGGTTGTCTGGTTCCGCTTCAGCAGCTTCATTTGACCACCCCACAAAACGGCGTGATGTGACGGATCATGGCTTCAGGCACATCGGAGGAACCGTAATTGCGGTGGGTTCCGTTTTCGATGTGCTGAATCTCGCCTTCTGCGCCGCGCTTGTTCAGCAGATACTCGGCGATCTCGATCTGCTTCATCTCGTACATCGAGGGGACATCCATGTCTGCCCTGTTCCGTTCCGTCGGGTAGACGATGTTCAGGATCAGTTCCCTCGCCCTGTCAAGGTAGATGGACAGCGTTTCCTCGCTCGTACCATCATCAACAAGCGTACTCAGCATGCGGATTTTCGTTGCAAGATCCACGCTGTCCACCTCCTCGCTTACTCGGATGCCTTGCGACCGCGCTTGCGGACCGTGGGCGTCTCTTCATCATGGACGGGCGCTTCAGCCGCTACAGGGGCGGGCGCTTCGTCGATGATGTCCACCACGTCGGTCAGGCCGTCCACGTTCTCAACCTCGAAGGTTTCACCCGCGTGATGCCAACCGGTCTCGGTCTTGACCCAGCACTTTGCTCTGACCTTCATGTGATCCACCTCGATTACGCGATAACCTTCAGCAGGGCCACTTCGTCAGCCCGCTCGTAGCTGGGCAGGACGATCTCGGACGCGAAGGTGTTCAGGTTGACGGGATGCGGATCGACGATCTGGGTGACGGCCACGCCGGTGTTCACGATGGCGACCTCGCCAGCGTTGGTGCCCATCAGGTCGGCCTCCTCCGGGGTCGTGCCGTACCAGGTGGTGCCCAGCGCACCAGCAGGCAGCAGGGCCACATAGCCGTCCGGGACGAACTTCGCGGCAACCTTGCTCTCGTTGCGGTACTGCTTGTCGTAGACAATCACGCCGTCCAGATCAGCGGTATCCTTCAGGATGTTGATGATCTCGGAGTCGGTCAGATAGCCCAGGCTCAGACCGTTCACGGACAGGTAGCGGCTCTTGATGGCGGCATTGTTCCGCAGATAGCCGAAGGTGGTGCGGTTCATGACGATAATCCGCAGATCGGAGCCGGTCCGGGCGGAGATGGCGTCCTTCGCAGTGCGGATGTCGTTGAAGGGGTCAGCTGTCGCGGTGACGGTCCAATCGGTCGTGAAGTAGTTGTTCGTCTTCCAGGCACCGGTCGGGTCATAGTTGTAGGTGTAGTCCACACCATTGGCCTTGATGCTGATTCCCATGTTGCCGTTCAGCGGGAACAGCAGCTGCATCCGCTCACGCTCCGGAACGACGTTCGCGCCCTCGATCAGGTCTGCGGCATCGTCGAAGATGCGGGCGATGGCGGCGGCCACGAAGGGATCGTTGGCAGACTGCGCACGCAGGATGTCCTGACGGTCGCGCTCCTTGATCTTGTAGCCCTCGCGGAACAGCGGCATCTCGGTCTCCAGCTTCTCAACGCCCACCCGGTCACGGAAGGTGGCCTTGGCGTCGAAAGCGGAGGGCATCAGGGAAACAGGCACGCCCTTGGAACCCTTGATCCACTTCAGGTCAAGGCCAGCCTGCTTGTTGGCGGGGAACAGGCCCTCGCCCAGGTAGGGAATCCGGTTGCTGGCAGCCTCAGTCCACCGCGCAGCGATGGCCACAGGGCTGAAAAGTTCAGTCAGATTCATGTGATGGTTCTCCTTTCTTGATGTTATTCGTCGGCGGTAGGCCACTGAATGTATCTGAACATATGACCACAGCCGACTCGGACATCCGCATGGATTTGGATCCCGGAATTCCGACACAACGCACAGAAGTACAGGTCCTCTGACAGCATTCCCCTGTTCGCATCTCCGTAATTCACCCAGTCATACCAAGGGTATGAAAGCCTGCGAAATACATCGGTTTTGATCAGGGAACACCCCATCCCGCCTCCGTGTACGATGATTTTCGACATTCCGGAACGAGCCATGTCGGCCATTTCAGTCACTGTATACTCAGATTCCAGTGGATAGTGGTAATACTCCTTGCCATGCTCATCCTTGAGCTTGCAAATGCAGGTTCGTCCGTTGTAGCGATTATCGTTGTTCCGATGCGCGTAATACCCGAGGCATACGTCTTCTCCGTTTTCCAGCAGAAGCATCAGCGCGTCTTTCGGAAGCACCACATCGTTGTCCACGGACAGCACATAATCTGTATTGAGATCGATGGCTTTCTGGGCAATCCTGTTTCTTGCAGTCGCTACATCGTAGCCACGAACGCTGTCAAACAGGACTTCGTGTCCGCCCTTATCCAGATCCCAGATGGACTTGTATGTGTCCGCGTAAATCGTTTCAAACGTCGGCACAGCAACGAGTATTTTCATTCAGACTCCTCCGATTAGCCGCCGGTAGCACCAGTGGCACCGGTCTCGCCATTCACACCAATGTTGGTGCGGAACACGATACCAGGCAGAGCAGAGTACAGCGCAGACGCATAGGTCACGCCGGAATGTGCCTGAGCCTTGGCCGCGTCGATGATGCCCTGCACAACGGCAGCAGCGTTGGGGTTCTTGGCGGTGTCCACATCGTAGAGCAGAACGCCAACAGCGTTCGCACCGGTGGTGGACGCACCAGCCGCCGTCAGGGGAGTACCGGCCTTGACCACGGTGCCGCTCTGAGGGGCAGCAACCTTGATCGGGATCGCCTGGAAGTCCTTGGACGCAAGGATTTCCACGCCGCCAGCGATGGTAGTGTCGTTGAAAATCATGTGGGTCTCTCCTTTCATCGGATTGGGTTTGTATTTGCCTGTCAGCGCATGTACGCCGCCAGAGCATCCTGTGCCGTCTTGGCGGCCTCAGACTTGGCCTTGCCAAGTTCCCTGGCCCTCTTCACGGCTTCGCTTTCCCCGCCGTTGGCCGCGCCAGCGCCGGGAGGAGGCACTCTGCCGAATTCCAGACGAAGTTTCTTCTCCTGTGCCGCGAGGATCTTCTTGAACTCGGAGATGACGGCATTGGGGTCTTCGGCACCGTTGATGAACTCCGCAATCTTGTTCGAGGAGTCCTCACCGCACCCAAGTTCCACCGCCACGTTCTTGGTGATCTCCATCACCTGGAACTTCTTCCGCAGTTCGTTCAGTTCGTTGTTCCTGGCCTCTTCTGCCGCTTTTGCCTCTTCGGCGGCGACCTCTTCAGCCGTCTGCTTGGCCCGCAGCTGCTTCTTGTAGGAATTGGTCTCGCTCAGAGCCTTATCCATCGCAGCCTTCTGCCTTGCCATTTCCGCCCGAAGCCGCGTGACTTCAGCGGTCAGGTCGTTCGTTTCCTGCTCGTTGCCCTCGTCGGCACCCTGTGGATCAGCACCGGCACCGGCGTCAGGAGCGGGGGCCGCACCGCCTTCGGGAGCGCCGTCAGGGGCGAGGAAGATTCGCGAGTCATAGATGTTTCGCCACGTCCAGAACATGTAAGTCCCTCCTTGCGCTTTTTAAGGTGATCTCCCACCTGTCGTTTTGCGTTTGGTAAAGCGGTTCTCTCCGCTCTGTGCGGATTGTTTAGAGACGCTTCTCTGCGTCTTATTTCAAGCGGTCTCCCGCCGGAAATCATGGAATGTAAGGTTTGACGCGACATCTGCATAACCAATGTGGCTTTGGCGGAATTTTGTCGATGTCGTACACGTTCCCGTCCATGTCCTCGCATACGTCGCACACTCTCGCGTCGTGTTCGGACACCCATTGGACCTTCGGCACCCCGGCGTCCTCAAACGCCCGGATGGTCGCCGCGTCCGTCACGCTGATGGCGGCCTGTCCGATCTGCCTTGTCCAGTCCCGGAGCGCCTTGTCAACTTCCTTGGCCATCGCCGTAGTCGCCGCGAGCGCTTCCGTCAGTCGCGCCTTTTTGCGCTCCGCTTCCGGCAGGAACTTGTACAGCGTCACCGGCTCCGCCGTCATCAGAAACTCGATCAGCCAGTCGTGGTCGATGGGGTTGCGTTTCCGCTTCCCGGTCTCCCCCATCGCAGCCAGATACGCGAGCCTCGCGCATTCCAGCAGCCGTCTTTCCACCATCCGGATGGATGCGTCGTAGGTGTCGCCGACCGCCCGGATGATGTGCAGCTCGTCCGCCTTCATCAGCTTGATTTTCAACTGCCCGAACAATTTCAGGTTCTCCCGGTTGATGGCTTTGATGGCCTTATCAGCCGCGTCGTAGTTCATCAATCCAGATCACCCACGCCCTCGCCGGTTTCAAGACCGCTTGCCTTGCGCCGTGCCTTGTTGCGGCACGCGGGCCTGTCGTAGACCTGATTGTTCGTGCGCTTCTTGAAGGATCGTCCACACACCGGGCATACGCCGGTCGCCGCCTTCGGATGTCCGGTACCCTCAACCGTAGTAGAGCCGACGTTGTCCGCGCCAACGCCCTCCTCGGTGTCAAGGTCAGTGTCCGTGCCAGTCTGAACATTGGCAGCCTCGTCAAGCTGCTGCGCCTGCTCTTCCTGATACTTGTCGTAGACAAGCGCGTCGCTCTCCGGATCCTTGGACAGGTTGCTGAAGGTGAACGCCTGAATGCTCGGCATCCCGGCCCCGCGCAGCGTCGTGAACGCCTGCGTCTTGACCAGCGTGTCCTCATAACTCTGCCGCCAGAACTTCGGCTCGACTTCGGCCACCTTCAGACCGCTCAGTTCGTTGGCATCCTGGCAGATCCGCATGACGATCTTCAGCGTCTCGGTCTCCGATGCGATCCACATGGACTGCGTTTCCAGCGACCGCGCCTCCGCGTGCCACCAGCCGTTCTTCATGATGACAGCGCCGTTATTGCTGGAGTCGCTGGTGCCGCCGTTGCTCTGAGACGGAATGCCGACAATCTCCAGCACCGTCTCGTACATGTCGTCCACCAGCGTCTGCGTCTGGCTTTGGTTGAGCTCTTCGTTCAGGTAGTAGACCTTGCTCGTCCGACCGTCCATCGCGGGCGGCAGCTTCAGCGCACCAAGATCCTTCAGTTCAAGGAACTGCTCTCTGGTGATATCCACGCCCTCGAAGACCATGATGGCCTGAATGAACTGCTCAATGCCGTCAAGCCGGTTGCTCTGCGTCAGGTTGATGGCGTCCAGCAGCGGAAGCACCACCTCGAACGCGCCCATCCGGACCGGGTTGCACGGGTACTCGATCAGAGAAACCATGCCGAAGTTGTGGTGGACTTCGTTGACGATCTCAAGGCCCTCCGAACCGACGCCTCTGATGGTGTACGTCACGTTCGGCGTGTACACCGTGTACTCGACCCCGGTCCCGCCTTCGTCCGTGTAGACATATGTCACACCCATCACGGGGCGCTTGCTGACATCGTTCAGCCGCACCACGAACGTGTTCTTCGGATCCGGAATGGAGATTTCAAACGGCGCTTCGTCGTAAAGCTCACGGTTTGGGTTCGGGTCATGCACGATCAGCCGATAGCCGACACCGCAGGTGAACATCTGGTAGGCCAGCAGCAGGTCCTTCGACTGCTTCTCCTCGGTCAGCATCATGTCGTTCAGGCGGCTGACCTTCTTCGGAGCAGACTTGTTGCTCCCGCGACTGACGTACTGGATCGGCTTCCCGGCAAACTCGCTGGCCTTGAATGTCACGATCTCGTTGGCGAGATTTACGACCACCTTGTTGTTGATCTCCGCGTTGACCGTCTTGACCCTGTTCAGGATCGGCTGCCATCCGCGCAGATACCGCTCCAGGTAGATGATCTCCGCCCTGTTCTTCAGGTGCGTCCCCATCGCCCTCGCCAGAACCTTCAGCACGTTGTCGCGCGTGATCTCGCGCTCGCCCGTCAGGATGACCCGCCTGCCGTGCAGTTCCGGCGAAACACCGTCTCCGCGCCCACGGCCTTCAACCGTTGTGATGTCCGGTACCAACGTGCCACCCCCTTCCACGAATCGTGCCAGCAGTCCCGGATATAGAAAATGCGCCTATGCTACAGTCCGTCATGGACCGCGCATAAGCGCATCAATA